CAGCACAAGAAGAAAGACTTAACTAAATTAAACGGTGTAGACCGTGCGCTACACATTATCCAAAATTCTCACTGATGAATTTATCTTTAAACAAGAAGTATAACTTCGATATTGATGCAAGTGTCAATACTTATTCGGGAGAATTGGCCCTCCCTTATGTCACCGCGGCTCTACTTGGGGCAGAAACAATCGCTAAAGGTCGTGTCCGACTATTGGAGGGCATCGTTGGAAAATCTGTAATTAGCGGGTTAGCTACTACGGATACTCTACAAGCTGCAAACTGCGCTTGGAACGATGGATCTAACGTAGCTCTAACTGAGCAGGTTTTAGACCCTATTGACCTTTCAGTAATGGAAGAAATTTGCAGAGGTACAATGTACCCTACTTGGATTGCTGCTAACGGACGTATGGAGCGTAACGGGGATTTACCTGTAGCGTGGACCGACTTCCTATTAGGTGCAGTTGCTGAAAGAACAGGAACAAGTATTGAATCAGCTATTTGGGCGGGTTCAGCTACCTTCACACAAGGCTTCCTGTCTAACGATGGAACTGTTGATGAAACAGGTATCGACGCTTCAGTTTGTGCTAACTTTACAGAGGCGGTTACTTCTGCTGCTGCTTGGGATAATACAAATATTCTTGCTAACCTAAACACTATCTTCGATGCAGCTCAAGCTGTACCAGGTATCTTAGGGAAGCCAGGTGTAGGATTCTATGTTTCTTATGAGGCATACGCTTTCTTCCAGCAAGCTATCGCAGCACAAAACACTAACGCAGGTTATAACCAATCTTTAGACGGTGCTACTTACTTAGGCTACCCAGTCTACGCAACTTCAGGTATTCCAAATATCGCAGATTGTGCAGTCTTCACTTACCCTGATAATTTGGTTGTAGGTGCTAACAGTTACACAGCAGACATTTCAGCAGGCTTAATCCCTACTTATCTATATGATGGTTCGGATAACGTTAGAGCATCTATGCGTTTCGCTATAGGAGTTCAGACAGGTGTAGCTACTGACGGTGTTGTAGGATTCTTATTTACTTAAACTTATGCCGTGCGCTATCACTTCGGCGAGGGGCATTGATTGCCGTGACGCCATTGGAGGCCTAAAGGCCATATATTTTTGTAGTTCTTATTCTGCTAATATCTTAGACGCTGCGACTGTAACGGATTCTTCGTACACTATGACTGCGGGAGGCTTTGCCACTTGGGACATCGCTGATACGAGTGTAGTTACTGTGGTAAAGTATGACTTAGTTACTGACCTATCTACTTTCAAATCGGGGGTAGAAGCTGACAAAGCTACAGGGTCTGTTATGTGGAATCAAACGTTAGACATAGTACTACAGAAAATTGTAGCTGCTGACCTATACGAACTTGGACAGATTTCTAAGAACCGTGCGCAAATCTTTGTGCAAGATTCTAACGATAATGTTTACTTAATGGGGATTACTGACGGGTGCTACCTTACGGGTGGTGATTCTATTGCAACGGGTACAAACCGTAGCGATATGAATGGTTTGAGTTTGAGCTTTACGGCTAAAGAACAAGCACCTTTATACATCCTTTCTGCAGGTACTGCGGGAGTAGCTAAGTTCCCATTCGATGGGCTATCTGACGAAGCTGCTTTAACGATTACAGCACCTTAAAGGCTAACATAGACGAAACGAAACTGGGAGGGTGGCACAAGCCGTTCTCCCTTTTTTATTATAAACAGATTTACACTTTCTATTCTTACCATTGAATGCTACAAATAATATCTAACTCCAACGAAACTTCTACGGGTGCTGAATTGGTGCAGAATGGTGACTTCTCGCAGTTAGGTGCTGACCTTGTTACGAATGGAGATTTTAGTGCTACGGGAAGTGAGCTTGTTACAAATGGAGATTTTGCAAGTGGAACGGGGTGGAATTTAAACGCCCCACCTTGGACAATAGACACGGGAGCAGGTACAATTTCTTCTGACGGTACAACCACAGCAGACGCAAATCAAAGTCTTTTTCCAACAATAGGAAAGTCATATAAAATTGTTTATACTATCGCTTCAATAAGTTCAGGAGGGTATAAGATAGGTTTCGGAGGTGTTATTTCAAGTTTTGAT